TATCACTTCCAACAGCAGATGGAGTTCCAGTAACAGCACCAGTTGAAGTATTTAAAGAAAGTCCAGAAGGTAATGAACCTGCTGATACAGAATATGTAAATGATACATCTGATTCAGATGATGAATCAGTTACACCTAGATTATAAGATAGAGCAGCTATTTGACTATCAAAAACTGTTCCTAAAGAACCAGCAGCAGTATTAAGTGAAATTGTTCCAGCAAGAGTTAGAGCATCAGCTGAAGTAACCGATAATCCAGATGTGTTTGTTATTTTAACATCCCAAGGGTCTGCTTCGTCAGCAGAAATAGAAGAACTAATAGCAAATGTAACTGATGAACTTGAAACTCTTGTAACTGAGTCTGGTGTATATGTTGTTCCATCAGATGCTATAAGTGTAACATTGACACCTGTTTGAAAATTAGAACCAGCAACAGTAATTGTTGCTCCAGTTGCAGCAAAAGTTGTAGGACTGACAGAAGTAATTGTTGGTGGAGAGTCAATTGCTTTCCACAATGATCCATCATAATATTCCATAAGTGCCAGAGTTGAATTAAATCGAATATCACCACCTTGTGCATTCGCTCTTTGTGCAGTTGTACCGACAGGCATCTTTGTCGCTTCAGTTCCAGAGAACTCTGGATTAGTAGTTACCTCATCCTTTAGTCCATCATTTCCAATTTTATCAATTGCCATAGTTCTTTATCCTTTAATGTAATGCAACCCAAGCACTACCAGCGTACGCTTCGATTTTACTTGTGGTACTATTGTATACTATCATTCCAACAGCAGCAGTCAACGCATTACGTTGAGTTGTTGTTACTGTGTTTAATTTCATTGCATTACCAGTACCAGTAACGGTAATAGATGTTCCACTAATTGCTGTACCTGTAATTGCAGCTGGTGTGTTAGCACCAATCACTGCACCATCAACAGCACCACCGTCAATGTCTGGGGTGTTGATGTCTGGTGATGTTAAAGTCTTATTAGTAAGTGTATCAGCAGATACCAAACTTACCAATGTAGAACTTGCACCAGCAGGAAGTAACATTGTATTCGTTACATTTGCACTATGTGGTTGTGATGCAATTGTCTGCCCGTGGTTATTATTACTACAGTTTAATTTTATCTGTCCAACAACCCCACTAGCTGTTCCATCACCCTTAACTTCTACAATCTGTGTTGCAGAGTTTAATGAAAGATTACCAGATGCAGTTGTCACATCTCCACCAACGATAGGTGAAGTTAATGTTTTGTTTGTGAATGTTGTAGTACTTGCCGCAGTAACCAAAGATGCAGAATCACTCAAGTCTGTACTTGCGATTGTAATGTTTGCACTACCATTAAATGATACTCCAGCAATAGTTCTTGCAGTTGCAAGGGTAGTTGCTGTATCAGCGTTACCTGTAACATTACCAGTAATATTTCCTGTGAATGTTCCAGCGATAGCACCTGTACCTGTGATGGTAGGACTTGTTAATGTTTTGTTTGTAAGTGTCTGAGTCGCAGTGAGGAGAGTAACAGTATCAGCAGTAAGAGCAGAACCGTTACCAAGTTTGGTATAGAGTTCTACAAAGTTGTCATTGATTTTGTCACCACCAGTGCGTAAAGAATCACCAGTACCGTCATTGGCGGTAGTACCTAATCCTAATGCTTGATATGCCATGTTAGTTTTCCTTTAATTTCTTTCTATTATTTATAAGACTTTTTCAGTTATGCTGTATCAAAAGTTCTTACATTATCATCAAATTCCACGTTGTTGGAACTGAACCTCGTACCACTAGATGTAACAATTATTTCACTAGGGGGTGGTACATTTACCCTTGTGGTGAACGCACTATCTGGTATCACATATTTATCCACCTCATCAAAAGAGGCAGTAGTAGAATCCATTGTGGTATTACCATCAAATTCATTTCCATTAATACCTTTTATTGATACTTGGTCGATTCTATATGTACCCCATTGGTCAATAGTATATAAATCACGAGTCTCATTTGTAGACTGTGTTACACTTCTACTTAAGCCTGGATAGTGTGCAAGTTCAGATGCACTATCAATTGGGGGAACTGCAAATGCATACTTAGGAAGATTTGCTAGCATATTACCAGTTGCATGAGAACCACGATTTGTTCTTAAAACAACGGTAACATCTCTATGTAATGTAACATCTCTTTGTCCACTTGTCAAGTCCGAAGGTTCTGGGACACCAACACCAGCATTGACTCTTGCAGTTGAATCATCTATAGTTCCTAAACGTCTACCGAATATTGTCGTGAATAGATTAGTAAATGTAGATGCAAGTTCTGGTGAGTATGTATCATCACCAATGTAATCTCCAACAGAACCAGCAGTTGGGTTTTGAATAGTTGCAGATATAAGAGTAGAGAATGAAACCTCACCAAAGACATTCCAACCAGCTGGGTGTACAGAACGTCTTACCGATTCTCTCCACTCATTAATTGATTGTCCAATACGAACAACATAAGAATAGTCTTGGTAGTAATTAGAATCTTGAACTTTCATTTCAGATTCAGATACTTTACCTTGGTCGTTTACAAAGTTACCAACCGTCTGTCCAACTGTTCCAATCCTAGAAGTTGCTTCTGAATGTGTAGACTGAAAGACTGTTGCAGTTGCACCAGTAATAGATGTGATAACATCTCCTCTATTAAAGTCAACACTTGTTTCAATTTCTAGAATATGAGTTGATGGTTGAAATCCTACAACTGTACCAGAGTGACTTACCAGTGTATCACCAGCAGTAAAATTACCAGAAACATTTTCTACTAGAATATTTCTATTTAAAACAAAGGTTGGTGCAGATGAATAATCCAAACCAAAGTTTGTAATAGATATTCCTTCTACATGTCCAACCATTGGAGTCTGGGTTGATGCAGCAAATAAACTTGAACCGCTACCAGATGTGGTTGCACTATCAGATACTAAAGGTAGTTGTATAAAACCGTTACCTTTATTAATCATTTCAATTTTAGTTATTTCACCTGCTTCAGATGCAACACTTAAATCTGTGAATGTTTGTGTTTCAATAACAATCTGTCCACCATCTTCCATTACGAGATGGTCTAATTCACCAACTGTTTCTTCTTGGTTTAAATAGAATCTATCTTCTGTAACAATTAAGTCACCATCTTCAGATATAAAGTGGTCTGGTGCAGTTGCTTGTTCTAGATTAAATCCACCACCGACTACAGCAATCTTTGCACGAATGTCTTTACCTTCAGTATTATCAACATTGAATACTAGTTCTTCACCAGCAGTGTAATCTGTACCACCACTCTCAATTAATATTTCGTCAATAGAACCAGCGCCTGCTGATTCAACACGAGCTGTTGCAGCGTTATTTCCATCACCACCACTAACAGTTACAGGGTCAGCAGTATTATAATATGCACCCCCTGTAGATACTACACCCTCAACAACAATACTTTTTATCTCACCAGATATTTCTAAGTCAAGAGTTGTATCAATAGTAGTACCAACTTCACCTGCTTGGAATGTACCAATAACAGAGTTTGCATCAAGATTTAATTCAGCAATTTGAATCGCACCTTCTCTAAATTTAATAACTGTTGCAATGATTGCTGTTGCACCAGATGTGCCACCAGTGATAGTCTCACCAACTGCATTGTTAAAATCAGATGTTCCTGTTTCTACAATACGAATAACTTTATCTGTAGTCCACCTACCATCAGATGGACGAAGTAGATTATCTCTAGGATAAGTAATAGTTGCTTCCTCATCAAAGAGAATACGGAAGAATAGTTTGTGTCCTTTTTCTGTACCCTTTGCAGCGTACATGTCTTTAATATTTTTAATTAACTTTCTTTTTGATAAACCATCTGCAACGGTATTAGGCATTGCCTCCATAAAGGAGTCTCTAAATTTATCAAGGAAAGAATATACTGTATTGTCAACATCTGCATATTCTAAAAGTTGTTGAATGTTCTGTACAGGGTTTGCACGATAAGATGATACTGTAGACGTTGCTCCACTAGTAGAACCTGTAACCGTTTCTCCTGTTTCAAATAATTGTTGGGATGTTATGAATAGTCTGTTGTTTGTATCGAAGTCATCCACAAGAACCCTTGCGGTTGCTTTACTTGTTGCACCGACAATAGTTTCACCAGCAGTAAACTTTCCAGCAGATTCTTCAAGTACAATCTTTTCCCCTGTCTCATCCAAGACAAAGTTTTTTGTAAGAGTTTCCTCAATGACATAATCATTAGAACCAGTGAGAGTTAATTCACCAGCTTCAAGAAACTCATAATAGTATTTTAGAAATAAAGAAAAGAGGGCGTGGTCTTCCCGAACAAAGTCTGGAAGTTGTGACTCTAAGTGAGGTGATACCTTATTCTTTAATGTAGGATGATTCCCCGACATTTATTAAACCTTAATATGAAGAAGTAGTAGAGTATCCAGTTCCAGCAGATGAACCACCAGACTCAATAGTATCTACTTCAGCAGTTACCGTTGTATTTGTAAAATCTATTTCCAATAGTTGATTTCTTACAGGGACAATATCATTTGATTTTGGTTGAGTTACAAGTTGCACTGTTCCATTTGAATTTGAAGTTCCAGTAATAGTCAATGATGGTATAGTAATTAATCCACTTGCATAGTCAATAGTTCCTGCTGTGGAACTAACATATGTTCTTGTAGTACCACCCACTACATAATAAGTTCTAATATTCCCAGCACCATCATCGTCAAGGAATAATGTATTTGAATTACCAGCAATAGTAAAACCAGTAGACTGTACAATACCACCCATCGCAGAGTTGTGTCCACTGTGAGGATTGTATAGTGCATTAGAAAAATCTAATATGTATTGTGATGGTGTATTAAGAACAGGAGTGATTGTTTTTTCAAATTTCAATGTTGTGATATTTGAAAGAATAGATGAATCTGCATTATCAATTAAACGTGATAGTTTTGAGAATCTAAAGATGCCATCGAACTGTTCTAAGTCAGTTGTGTTATAATTTGTTATTACATTTGTTACATCAGTTTCGATTGTTGTTGCAGTCTTTGTAGTTGACTTGGTATCAAACTTAATAGCTGTATTCAAACGTATCTTTGTTGTTTCTGGGTCAACAATAGTTGGACGAACAGATGCAATATTATAACCATCCAATAGTTTAACAATACTATCTTTTTGTCCTTGTGTTAAGTTCACACCAGAGTTTGTTTTAATTGCAAGATATACTTGTCCATATCTTGGTGGGTTATTATCTTCACCACCCCACACTTGAATTGCTTTTGTGTCAGCATATACTTGTGGTACAATTGTTTTATAATCTTGAGTTGTTACTGCTCTACCTTGTGACGAATAATCCAAAGGAGCATTATATTTAATTGATTGAATAGTTTCTGGTTCTGCACCACCAGATGCAGATACAAGAGTTGCAACTGTAACATCAGATTCACCAGCGACACTAGTACCACTGAATACACTTGCACCATTTGCTTTATCTTTATTTGTGACAATATATTCTAAACTAACAATATTACCATCACTTGGTTTGCTACCAACAACACCATCTCCAAAGTAAACCTCAAATTTTCCATCTTCAATCTCTTGTAAGAAATATACATTTGATGTTTTAGTAACTTGTGATATATCAGTTGCAAGAGTATAAGTTGTTGTTGTAACATCTGATACAGAATTCTGTACCGAAACTTTTAATGTTGTTGTGTCTGCACGAGCATCTGTAATCATATATTTCTTCTCAAGGTTCGCACTATCTACAGTATACTTTGCAGTAACTAGTGTACCTTCATAGATTGGTAGATTAACAAAACGTGTAATACCGTTTACAGGTGAAACAGTTTGAGCT